GCTGCCATCAAAGCTTCTGATGATCTTCAAGAAAAGATGAAGTTAGAAGAACCTTACAAGGAAGCAATTGAGGCTTTGGATGGTGCAAAGGAAGGTGCTGAACAAGCTAAAGCTGCTCAGGAGGGAATGACAACGGAAGCTGGTGAAACAAAGCAAGCATTAGAAGATGCAAAGAATGCTCAAGTAGCACTTCCAGGTGTTGCAACAACAGCAACACAATCCCTTTCTACTGAGACTGAACAAGCACGACAACTCAAGGTAGAGCTTCAAGGTGCAACTCAAGCACAGAAAGATTTGATCGCGGCTGCTAGGGAAGGTGCGGCTGCACCAGGAGAACCGGGCGCGCCTGCTGAGCCAGCAGCCCCACGAGAAATCTCACTGGAAGAGTTACAACAACAGCTTGAAGCTGCACGTAGGCTTTCATCTGAGCTTGGCACAGTCAATGAGAAATACAATGCAATTGTAGCCTCTACGACAGTCCTAGCTGAAGCGATGAGTGTACCTTCGCAGGCAGCGGTGCAATTGCGCGATACGCTTGTCACAGCCGAGCAAGCTGCCATCGGTATTGGTAATGCTTTCGCGCCGGTTACTGAACAGGTGAACATCGCCAATGTGGCAGTTGGAAACCTTATCACGTCGCTAAACAATGCGACGACAGCCACTAATGCGTCGGCTCAGGCCGCAGCTAACTGGAACTCACAGCTACAAGGCTGTGCCCAATCTGGCTATGCAGCCGCCTCAGCGATGCAGGCAGCCGCCTCAGCGGCAGTAGCGGCAGCCCAGGCTTGTACCCAGGCTGCGGCAGCGTGTGCAGGAGGGGGCGTAGGAGCGGCTCACGGAGGGCGTTATTTCCAGGATGGTGGCCGAGGGACGGATCGTATCCCAGCTTGGCTGACGCCTGGCGAGTTCGTAGTGAACGCCCGTGCAGCACGTAACTTCTTCCCGCAGTTGCAAGCAATCAACGCGGGGCAGCAGCCGATCTACCGTGACCAAGGTGGTGCGGTGACAAATATCGGCGACATCAACGTGACAGTGCAGGGAGGCGACAATTCAAGCCAGACAATTCGAGAGATTGCGTCTGGTTTACGACGAGAACTCAAAAGGAAGACAGCAAGAATTTACTAAGTGAAAAGTGCCAGTGTAGTAAGGGCTGCACGGAACCTAGCGGGCTTTCCGTTATGATACCCAACACTGGTGTTTGCAAGGCAAAGCCCGCGAAGCAAATGGAGAAAGAGACATGAGAACTCGACTTCCTCTGCGCGGTTACTACTTCATTGAGCACCGGAATAAAGCTGGGAAGCTCATTGGTGTCTACCGCGTACCTAATGGCATTACGGATCAGGGCATGAATGACTTGCTTGATGTGCATTTTGGAAATGACACACAGCACGCTCTTTGGTACATTGGCCTGATTGACAATTCTGGTTATTCTGGTGTGGACCCGAGTGACACACTCGCTTCGCACGCTGGTTGGTCAGAAAACACTGATTATAGTGGAAATCGAAAGCAGTGGGTTGTTGGCTCGGCCGCTGGTCGTTCAATCTCGAACGGAACCACGGCTGACTTCAATATCACTGGTACGGCAACTCTACGGGGTATCTTTGTCACAGATCAAGAAACCGGCACGACTGGTATTCTGTGGTCTACGGCTCTGTTCAGTTCGCCTGTTTCGGTTCAGAATGGTGACACGCTGAAGATCACTTACACGGTCAGCGGCTAAGTCTCTCCCTCGGTGTGCCTCGGCGTGGGAGGATTCCCGCGCCGGGGCTTTCTTCAAAGGTAGCTATGATGGCACTTCTTTGGATGGACGGCTTTGAAGGTTATGACGATGCCTGGAATGTAGATTGCCAAGGTGTTGTAGCACGTCGTTATGCTGTTGGTTCAAGTCGAATAAGACTTGAATCAGGTCGCTTTGGTGGTTACTCCCTGGTTCCACACTACACAAGTTCTTGGATTCAAACTCCTGTACTTACAACAGATGATACACTGATTGTTGGATTTGCTTTGAGATTTTGGGGTATACCCAATAACTGTCATTTCTTCTGGATGCTAAGTGAAGGTACACAGGGGATGGGTATTGGAGTTGATGATTCAGGAGTAGTTCGTGTCTATCGTGGCGGTTCTATCATAGCAGAATCAACTGAGATTTTGATACGCTCAAATAAATGGGTGTATGTTGAATTCAAGGTTGTTTGTGACAATACAAATGGTTCCTATGAACTTCGCATCAATGGAGAAACCATCCTATCAGATTCAGGGATTGATACACAACAGAATCAACCATATCACGATCAAGTTTTCATCCGTGGTTATCAAGATAGTGCAAGCTATACACCACACATTGATGATTACTACATCTGTGATAGCACAGGTTCAAAGCACAATGACTTCCTTGGTCAACAGAGAATTAGTCCTATCTGGCCTAATGCTGACACAGCCGACATTGATTGGACGCCCAGTGCTGCGGTAGATCACTATACCTTGGTTGATGAAGTTGATCCTGATGATGATAGTGAATACGTTGAAGATACTGTGACAGACAATGAAGACATCTATGAATATAGTGACATTTCAGACCTTGACATAGTTGAGGCTGTTTGTCTTTGTACTGAAGTTCGAGTCACAGATGTTACATCGTATGATTTGAAAACAGTCGTCAAATCTGGCGGAACAAAGTATGATAGTGCTGCTGATACTATTGGCAGCACTGAGTATCTAACCAATTTACGCCTAATGGCTGATGATCCTGATACGGGTACAGATTGGGCTGTGAGTGGTGTCAATGGTCTTGAAATGGGTGTAAAGGTGGGCTAATGGCTCTACTTTGGTTTGATGGATTCGACCGCTATGGGGACGACTCTGGCTATGTCGATCCACGACAAATCATGCTATGCCGTTACCAGCTAGCTGGAAACGGTAATCTTAACATTGCAGCAAGACCAGGCAGATTTGAAGGTTACTCAATTTCCATTCTTTGGGATGCCTCACATTGGTTTCAAACTCCATACTTGACAACTGATAAAACATTGATTGTTGGATTTTCAATGTACCAGGACGAGTCAAGGAATGGAATCTTCATGTCTCTTAGAACAATTAACAACTATTATGTAGGATTACAACTACAACTCAATAGTGATGGTTCCTTCAGTGTTCTTCGTGGTTGGACTGTTTTAGGAACAACAGCGGCAGGAGTGCTTCCTTTAGATGAGTGGAAGTTTATTCAACTCAAAGTTTACTGTGATGGTACAAGTGGTACAGTTGAACTTCGAGTGGACAATACAACTGAACTCACGTTGACAGGTATCAATACTCAAGACGATCCAAGTCACGATTATTATGCGGCCGTTCGTTTCCAAAGTATCACGCACATCTGGGAACAATCACCACGCTTCGATGATTTCTGGGTCTGTGATTCAACAGGTGGAGCACCATGTAATGATTTCCTTGGACCAGGACACATGGTACAACCACTTATACCATCGTCAGCAGGCGATTCATCAGATTGGGATGTAACTCCTGGTCCAGATCATTATGCTGCCGTTGATGAATTGGTGCAGGATGATACCGAATACGTGGAAAGTGTTACAACGGACGACCTTGATCTTTACCATTATGATAGTCCACCTACAATGAATGAGATTAAGGGACTTCAAGTTCATAGTGAAGCAAGGGTTACTGGAACTATTGAAAGAACATTGAAGACAGTCATTAAGCATGACTACATAACAGAAAGTGAAGATGCCGGCCAGTATGTTGGGAATAGTAACTATCTTGCTTTTACACGATTGATGCCACTCAATCCTGTTACAGGTGTCGCATGGATACGTGACGACGTAGATAATCTTCAAGCTGGGGTGAAGGTGGGATAATGGCACTACTCTGGGTTGAAGGTTTTGAAGGTTTACAATCTGGCTATTTACCAGGTTGGTGGAATAATCAAGACCTAGAAAAGAACATTCGTCGTCGCTACTTACGAACAAGTAGCCTAATCAATGGTCGTATGCAGACAATTGAGGGACGATTTGGTGGGTATGCGGTAGAGTTTTATCCTGGAACTGATGTTTGGTTTGAAACCAAATCACTAACAACAGATCGAACCTTAATCACAGGTTGTGCTCTTTACTGGGATGTACGAAATGGAGCCGGAAATGGTCGTATTGTCTCATTATATGATGGTGATTTCCTAGAAGGGATGCACCTTCGCGTTGATGATACTGGATACTACATTGAAGTTTGGCGTGGTAATGTAGTTCTTGAGACAATTACAAGCATTGAACTTCCAATTGATGAATGGTTCTACATTGAGTTCAAAGTTTATTGTGATGATACAAGTGGTTCATGGGAAGTACGACTTAATGGAAATACAATTGGGAGCGCTAGTGGCGTAGATACGCAGGCAAGCCTTACTAACTACCATCAATCTGTTCGATGGAATACAAATTACTGTGTGCAAAGGGTTGATGACATCTATGTTTGTGATGGTTCTGGTGCGAAGAATAATGACTTCCTTGGAGTCATGCGAGTTGTACCAACATGGCCTGATACTGACCATACAACTGAATGGGATACAGTTGTTGGAGCTGGAACCCATTCCTATGCTGTAGATGAGCAAGAACCTGATGATGATACATCCTATGTTGAGGATGATGATATTGGTGATAAGGACATCTTTGACTATATCAATATCACAGAGAATTTGGGTCGAGTTGCTGGAGTGATGGTAAATACACTCTGTCGAGAAACAGATGCTCAATACTATGATCTCATTCAAATTGTTCGTTCAGGTGGGGCGGAATACGATCAACCTAGCCAACAAGTAGGCTCTTCATCGTATGTTCACAAGTATGATGTTGTTGAATCTGATCCTGATACAGGATTAGATTGGACAAAAACTGGAATCGACGCAGCCCAATTTGGTGTGAAGGTGGACTAATGGCACTTATCTGGGTAGATGGTTTTGAAGGTTATGAATCAAGCTATGGCGTTGATATGCGCACGGCCCTTGAAATACGTGGATATACTCATGCAGGTGGTGGTGGAACTCGCTATTTTCTTAAGCCGGGACGTTTCGGTAACTACGCTCTTCGACTATTCCATGATGGTGATCCTTACATCAAAACACCACCTTTAACAACGGATCGAACATTGATTATTGGAGCTTCAATTTACTTTGTACGAATTTCCACAGGCTCGCAGACTCTATTCGGATTTTATGATGGTGATGGTAGTCTTGGAATGAATGTACGAATTAACCCTGATCCTGGAGCAGGTACAAAGTTTCAAATTCGTCGTGGGGCAAACATTCTTGAAACAATTGATGATCCATTACTACCATGTATCAATCAATGGTTTCAACTTGAGTTCAAAGTCTACTGTGACAATACAGCCGGAACTTACGAGCTACGATTGAATGGTGAAACTATTGCCAGTGATACTGGTATTGATACACAGGAAGGAAGTTCCAATTATCATGCGGCCGTAGGCTTGCATAGTGTGAGTCATGGTCCTGTATTTGATGACTTCTATGTTTGTGATGGTACTGGATCAAAGAATAACGATTTCTTAGGTATCGTTAAAGCTGTTCCAATTTTCCCCAGTGCTGAACATACTATTGAATGGGAAACAATGGTTGGTGGTTCCGATCATGCTGATGCCGTTGCTGAACAAGAACCAGATGATGACACATCATACATTGAGGATGATGATGCTGGTGATAAAGACATCTTTGAATATGGCGACATCACTGATTCTCTTGTATCAATTGATGGTCTCATGCTACATACTCTTTGCCGCGAAACAGATGCAACAACATTTGACATTATTCAGATTGTTCGATCAGGTGGGACTGAATACGATCAAGCAAGTCAACTTGTTGGTTCATCGTCATTTGTCAACCGATATGATCTTCTGGAATCTGATCCCGACACAGGAATAGATTGGACTAAGACAGGAATCAATTCGGCTCAATTTGGTGTAAAGGTGGACTAATGGCACTTCTCTGGATTGATGGCTTTGAAGGTTATGGAACCACTGTTGGTGCTGCTCCTGCACCCACAGGTATCTGTGGACGTAAGTATCCAAACGTCAATTCTGAATCCAGCATGAGGGTTCGTGATGGTCGATTTAGTGGTCGTGCTATTTCATTTGCTCATATCACTTGTAGGCTTGCAACTCCAGGATTGACAACTGATGATACTTTGATCGTTGGTGTTGCAGTTAAACGTACCAATACTAGATGGATACCAATTGTTGACTTCTATCAAGGCTCATTCCGTGGTATGCACTTACAGGTTGTTGATAATGGGTCCGAAATCTATGTCATGCGTGACGGTACAGTCATTGATACAACTGTTGGTGCCAACATTGGTGTTGACATGTGGCATCACGTTGAGTTCAAGGTAAAATGCCATGATACCAATGGTGAATACGAAGTCAAAGTAGACGGTATTACAGTCGCCAGTGCAACAGGAGTGGATACAAAAGATGGTAGTCTAAGTGGTGACTATCATGATGTTGTTAGACTCAATCCTTCCAATTATTCTGTTCCTTACTGGGATGATCTCTACATTTGTGATAGCACTGGAGCCCAGAATAATGACTTCCTCGGCAATCAACGAGTATCAGCAATCTTCCCCGGTGGTGGAGATGTAACAGCGGATTGGGAGACAGTGGTGCCTGTTGGTGCTCATTATGAAGCTGTTGATGAAGAAGAAGTTGATGATGACTCCAGCTACATTGAAGATGATGATAGTGGAGATCGTGACATTTGGAACTATGGCAGTGTTCCAACATTTGGGCAGATTCAGGGGCTCCAAATCAACACTGATTGCAAGGAAACTGACGCAACCGATTTCACACTAATCACCGTTATCAAGTCTGGTGGTACTGAATATGATGATTCACCACAGGCGGCGGGCAGCGGTGATTGGCTTACACTTCGTCGTATTGCGGAACTTGACCCTGATACCAGCGCTCTTTGGACGGAGAGCGGGATCAACAACGCAGCGTTTGGCGTAAAGGTAGGATAACATGGCACTGAGGGTAACGAGACAGTTTGGTGAAGTCCTGGGAGCAGGAGAAGGTAAACTGCGCGTCACGCGCCAGATGGCTGAAGTTCTTGGCTCAGGTGAAGGTAAGCTTCGTGTCACACGGCAGTACATTGAAGTGCTTGCGCTGGCTTTCGTTATTCACGAGAAAACCTTGACCCAAAATCTTGGCATCACTGATGAGCTTCGTTTGTGGGAGCGACATGAACGCCTAGAAGATACCATGACGCTTACTCAACGTGTTCCCGCTCAGTTTAGTGAGTCACTATTACAAGATTTAGATTTGGAAGATATTGCTTCTCGGGTTCAAACAAAGAGCCTTACTGACAATCTTAATCTTTCCGAAATCCTTTCCTACCCTGTCAATGAAGGTGAGCATACATCATTACACGAAACTCTTGCTATGACTGATGGGTTTGATTTTGAGCTTGGGCTTTTCTTTATACTCATTAGTGATATGGTAATGAGTGATAGTGTAAATGAAATTGGTCCACGATACAAAACTATGTGGACAAGGATGCACTTATATGATGGTTTTCCATACGAAGATTACTTTGAGAAATTGGAAGATACCATCATATTTTCAGACTGGACTGGGCGTAATTATGAGGCTACTGCTTCATCAACTATGTCCTTGACTCAGGATATGTGGCGTAGTGAAACTCCTACAACTAGCATGAGCTTGGTTCAAAGTCTTGACTGGGGCAAGACGAAAGGTATCCCGGCTCAATGGTTGAACTTGGAACACACAGTCGATTTAAGTGGGGATTGGTCTCGTGCTGTCATTGATACTCTTGGTATCGGACATTCACTCACATATTATCTACCTGATCCTTGCGATGACAAAGCATACACACCTTTCATTGGAGAGAGTGATGTAACCGATAGCCCTACACCGCCTGATAGCGATGTTCCCTTTGCTCAAGGACTTCCAGAAGGTGAACGATTTCTGTTACTGTATCCAGCTTTAGGCGAGTCTACCGATATTGTAGAACTTCGAGCACCTAACTTGGATAACAGAGAGCGACAATCCTTCACGCGAATCAATCGTGAAACTCGTGGTGGAAAGCTTTCTATCTTTGCTGATCCAACATGGCCTAAGATCAATACGCTTGTACTTAGTTTCTCTGGGTTGACAAAAGTAGAGGTTGAAGAAACACAACAATTCATGGTAGACCATATTGGTCAAGAAATCGGAATCATTGATTGGGAAGGCCGCCAATGGGTGGGTATCATCACTACACCTAATGAACGTGCTGTACAGGATGGTAAGCATGGATTCACCATTACGTTTGAATTTGAAGGATTGATGATTGAGGAAATGCCGTCTGGGAATGCCATGACAATAACAGACAGTTTTTCTCACTACTTCCACAAATCACGTTCACTCACGGATACAATTGAATGGACAGCTTGGACGCAACGTTGGGTTGAATTTCCACGAAGTCTGTCGGACACACTTGTAATGACAGATGAAGTTGTAGAAACAGTGGAGTCACCATAATGCTTATGTTACGTGCCCCCTATCCAGCAATGCAGTCAACTGTCATTCTCCCTAGTCCTAATTGGGGTGATTCATCAGGGATTGCTTCCACACTTCAAGTGTTACGAGCAATGGATGGAACAGCATATACTTACGTGCATACCAAGGATGGAAGGAAACGATTGCAGTGGGATTTCACGATTGCACGCCACAAGGCTCTTGAGTTACGAGCTTTCATAAATGCCTACTACCGAGTGCAGATTCAAGTAACTGACCACAATGATGACGTATGGATTGGGTATCTAATCAATAATCCATTTGAGCACGCTGGCAGTGGACGTGCTGTTGATTTTCCCGGAGGGGAGACAATGGACATTACTCTGGAATTTGAGGAGGCTGAGTAATGCGTGACGTTCCTTCAGGCATCATTGATAATTTGCAACAACAGCATGGCGCAGAACCACTGCTCATTATTGAAGTACAGTGGGTTGAAGATGGGCCGCGCGTCATGTACTCCGATCAGAAATTGTCAGGCTTGGATTATCCTTACCCAAGGATCATTCAGGTAGGCAATTTTGACATGGCAATCCAAGTGGACGGTGCTAGCGATTCGCAACAAATCAATATTACCTTAGATGATATTGACGGTAAACTGAAGACTCTTTTGGATTCCTATGACATTCATAAGCGTCCAGTGTGGGTATATCAGGGTTTTCAAGGTCTTACTGTCAATCATAAATTTCTCCTCTTCAAAGGTGAAATTAGCAGTCCTGTTATTTGGAATGAAGGGGAACGTACACTCTCATTTGATGTATTAACACGTCAGGAAGATACTGAAGTTGCCTTCTCAATGGAGGAAGGTGATTTTGCAAGCATCCCGGAAGAAGCTTTTGGCAAAGTTTGGCCCCTTGTCTTTGGAGAAGTTTGCAACATGCAAGCTGTTCAAGTTCGGGCTCCGCTTCGTGGTATCATTACGCATGGTGAAGGTATCCATGACTTCACGTTGCCAGACAGAATTTGTCAAGTATGCTATATTCAGTGTCCAAGCGTATCTACAGGGCAGAGGACTACGCTACAACCAGATGGACAAGGTGGGTATGAACAACAAACTGAACATACTTATGGACCCGACTTAGAGTGTGTAACATACCGTTTTGAGGAAATGTGCAATTTGGAATACTTGCTAGAACAGCAACAATCCTATGAGCACTTGTACCTAAACATTCGTGGTGGTGAAGAGTTTCCCCAAGAAGAAACTATCACTCTAAATATTGGTGGTGGATTATTTACTGGCTTCTTTAGTGGGCCACAGTTTCGAGTTTTAGAACGAAAGCACCCAGAATACGACACAACAGAACACGTAGCATGTGCGCCTGTTGCCGATCGCTCTATTGGATTGGTTGAAACCTATTGGACAGGTTGTTGGAAAGAAACGGATACAGGTACAGCTTGGTATTTCGATATAAATGAATGTACGTGTCCAGAAGATTGTGACGCTGATCCAGTCTTTAGGCAAGCGTATGAAGGTGGCCCGACTGAATCTCAAGCTGTCTATGATGCTATGCCAACATCAAGCTTCTTCTGGATTCCACCAGGAACCGATGTATACCTGGAAGATGAGGCTGAAATTCTTTACATCGTAAGCTTACTTCCGGCAACAATCAATCACGTAGCTGCATACAAGTCACAACCAACTGGTAGAAAGCTACTACTTGAAGTTCCGTCTGACTATTATACAGTCTACGAGACAGACTATGATGGTTATACGGTTACTGAAATTGGTTTGAACAAGAAACTCAGCTTGTATGATTCAGACTGGGATGATGAACTTTATATCTCGTTGACTTCTGATATTGGTCCAAACCCGGTTGACATCATTGAATGGTTGGTCAATAAGTATACCAATCTCACAATCGACACAGATTCATTTGATCTTGTTCGAGCCAATATGACAAATTACCCAACAAATTTTTGGGTTAAAGAACGCATGAATATTCTTGATTTGATTCAGGACATTGCCTATCAAACTCGGTGTGCAGTTTATGTGAGAAATGATGTTATCTTCATCAAGTATCTCTCAAAAGAACCCACTTCTGTTCGCACACTAGAAGCCAGTGATATTCTTGTAGGTACGTTTCAGGTCAGTTACACACCTACTGAAGATTTGGTGACAAAGCATTCTGTCACATGGCAAAATGGAGAAGCTGGTATAGAGGATGATGATGAGGTTGTACGAAAGATTATTCTCAAGCACAACGTTCCCAAGTATGGTGTCCAAGAAGAAAGCTACGATTACTATACGCAGAATACCTATGATACGATCCTAAAGTCAGCAACCTTCTGGCTCATTCGACGTTCACACACTTGGAAGATAGTGGAGTTTGATACTCCGATCAAGCATCTTGATCTTGATTTGTTTGATTGCATTACGTTGGATTTGCCACAGTTTTCTTCAACACCTGTGAAATGTGTCATCACAAAAGCACAGTTTGATAACGCTAACAATACCATGCACTTTGAGGCATGGACTCCAATTCGTGCTGGGGATTCCGAGCCCTATTTCTGGGCCTGGCCTGCGGAGCAAGCTGCGTACAGACGTTGGCCTTTGGATGAGGAAACAGAATGGGCTGATCCTGGCTATGACTTCAATGTCACGCCCCCAGAAGATCATATATTGTCTGGAGGCGATACGACACAAGATGAGAACTTCGTTGTTCTTACAAGTGGTGATCGTTTTCCATCTGATCTGGATGATGGTCCGCTAACCGTCTTCTGTGAAATCTCAGATTTTGAGGATGTTGAAGAAGAGGCACCTGAATTTAAGGCTTTGAAACTAGCTCAGAAAACCAGTCGTCAACAAACTGAGCAAACCATGAATGGAGATGTACCGGCGGCTGGACAATCAGGGGGTGACTCTGACAAGAAGAAGAAGCGTACTGCTTGTGGACAACCGCAGTACGGTGATGGGTGTATTTACGAAGTAATTGTTTGGTATGTCATGCCACACATGGCAGGAGTAACTTCAGGCAAGATTCTTGGTGGCTGCATAGGTGGACCCTGCTGGTGTTTGAAGGGCGGTCAACCTTGTATGTCTTTGATGTCATCCTTCTGTCATACCTTTGGTGCTGCTTCTTCTGCATGGGCATTTTACCAGGCAAAAAAGGCTGAGATTGAAGCTTTGAAGGCAGGTTGTGGATATTATTGTTATGTATGGGCCCCATATATGGTAAAATCTCCACGAGCAATTCCTGACCCAGATTCACCTTTTAGTGGATGTGAGGAGTTTCCGGGTGATCCTAATGCACCAGGTCAGGGGGAACAATATGAACCAACTAAAGTGGTTTAAGGGAGAGAGAGATGAAAGAGAGAGTTTGCAAACATCAACGGACGATATTTGAGACTCATACAAAGGTCCATATCTCGTCTTGTGGTAACTACAAATGCTTGCACCATTGCGCACCAGTTAGCCACATGATCTGTGATGATTGTCCGTTGCGTGAATGTCCTGATTCAGAGGATCAGCAGTATGTGGAAACATTACAAGAAGACGTGTATGCAAGGGAGGAACTTCCTACACGTACTCCAGAAGAACGTCAACAAATCCTGGATACATATTGCCTCAAATGCAAGCATTTTGACAAGGAAGGAAAAACCTGTTTAGTGTGCTCTTGTACAGCAGGGGCACCAGTTGATGAATACGCAAAGTATCAGGACTTTCACTGTCCTCTGGAGTTATGGTAATGCTTACTTGTCAAAAACGACGCAAGATCGTTAGAAAAGAACGTGATGGCTCGAAGCGGGAGTTCTTTCGCTGCGCACATGGAGCAACCTGTACCTATCGGCAAGAAGTAGACGAACAAACGTGTGAGGGTTGCGTACTTCGTCAAGTCTTGCTAAGCCAACAACCATGCAGTCCAAAGCCACCAAAAGAGCCAGTCTATAAACAGGCAACGTATGGTGAGGATGCTGAAATTCGCTATGAATGTATTGATGCTGATTTACCTGAGTGTCCAGATGGCTATAAACGTCGTTCTGATGATCCTTGGACCTTTGATCCAATTTGGTTTCCCTGCCCCTATCGAGTTTTCAACAATGACTTGAAACCGGATGGGTCTATCAAGATCAATGCTTACTGTGCATTAGCAAAGAAACCAGTAGACTTCAAAGAATGTGATCGTTGTCAAGGTGCAATCACCAAAGTTGGTGCAACATTGAATCCAGAAGACATTCCAGAAATTCCAGGGCTAACAATACAGGTTCAGAACTATTGGCGAGCCGTTAAGCGTTGGATTGCAGCAGGTAGACCTACCCGTACTGACAAAGAAGTGAAATTGCTTCACGAAAGTTACTGCACTCGTTGTGATTGGTACGATGAGAAAAGCAAGCGATGCAAAGGCTGTGGTTGTAAGGTACGAGCAGAGGGGGCTGCTATGCTGAATAAGATCAGAATGGCGACAGAGCACTGTCCACGTAACTTCTGGTAACGATAACCAGCAGGTCGTAGTTGGCAAGCGGCATTACAGTCACTAATCGAATCACGCCGCGATAGTCAAACGTGGACGACCTGCTACCAATATAAGGGGAAGTGCAATGGGTTGTTGCGCAGGTGGAAGAAAGAGAGTAGGGAATCGAAGCGCAAAGAATGTGCGTATTCCCGGAGCAGCGCGAACGAAGCTTTCCAAGATGCCACGTGCAGGGAAACGCAAGGGTCGGAAAGCTCAAGGGCGCAAAAGATAACGCCGCCGGGGCCACGTTGGCAAGTCCAGCGGGGAGCAAATCAATGTCCAAAGGAAGACAGCATCGCTTTGTACAACTTTGCTTCAGCAAGAGCGTCAGAAAGGGCATCGTGGGCATTCTCAACCTTGATACCATACTTCTTGCACACCGCCCCAAGGCTGACATACGGAAAAGGTGTCTTTAGCCCGTGGTATGAAGCGGCATCGTTGATGCTTAATGCGAAGAGCATTGTGTCACGTGGATGGGGATGAAAGAATTGGTTGAAGGATTCAATCCCAAGCCAGTGCATTAGAAAACCACGCTCAAAAGCCCAGTTGTGTGCTAAAGGCATCAAGCTTCGTTGGAATGGTAGATCAAGATTCTGAAACCATTCATCAAACAGATCAGCAATCTTCCAGGCGTCGGGGCTATTGCTCACTAGCTCATCTATGTCAAGTCCATGAACCATTTGGGCTCCATGCTCGCATCGCTCTGGGTGAGCCGGTGCGATGTTCATGTAGAAGGGATTGATGTCGGGGACAGGTTCAATCTCGCTAGTAAGCGGCACGACAGCAATCTGAATGATCTCGTGGTAGCCTGCCACGCGACCAGTTGTTTCAACGTCAACAGCAACCATCATGTTGCCATTCAAATTCAGTAAGCTACTAGGTGCTGGCATGAAAAATCTCCTGAGATATATGTTTCCATGTTTTGCCAAGAAGTATCGCGCTAATAGTGCGGTGATTGACACCAAATTGCGCCGCAGTCTTTTCAAGTGTCTGAGTGTAACCAATACTCAGTATAGCACGAACATCATCTTCCGTTAATTTAGCTCGTAAGTTCACACCCTTAGCTTGACGATTCTTATGGACTTTATCGGCAGTATTGTCTTTATTAGTGCCTAGCCAAAGATGATAAGGATTACAACATGAAGGATTATCACAAGTATGACAAACCGCTGCTTTCAGTGGGTCTTTATTGAACCATAGGTAATAAGCAATACGATGTGCCAGAAAATCAGAAAAGCGGCCATATCCATTATCGTCTTTATGTCCATACCACTCCCAGCACAGTAACTTATTTCTGGCTTGAACTTGAATCCAAAATTTCGCCTGTGCTTGCGTTGTGAAGTTAGGCAGTGGTCGATTCATTATCATCGTCCTTCCAGTCTTCTCCCTGCGTGTACCACGGTTTCTTCCGCTCTTCAGGAGGCTTCCATGAGTCGCCTCTATAGAATCCTTCTTCTGGCAGATTCTCTTCCGGCTCCGTTGCTGTTGGAGGCGGAAAAGGCGCTGGTGGCGGCTTTGGTTGCTCGGGAGGCCGTGTTGGTCCGTCATCAGTCGTTAATGATCCTGAGCGGCAAGCATTAAGCCAACCTATTGCATCAGCATCTTTTACATTGATGTTCCGTTCCTGACACCAACTGTAGAACGCTTGAATCAAACGATCCTTTGAATAGCGACCCCCGACAACGATGGGGTCGCTTAGTTCGTCTAGGTAGCCAACCAAATCACACAAAGCTCCAGCAATAAAGCGGCGTATTGATTCACGGTTAGGCTTCACGTTGCTTCTCCTCAGTTTTTGTCAGGGTCTTTTGTACGTGGACGAGCCAGCCATTCCTGAAGCCATTCATCAAGACGACGATTGGTTTCCTCTGGACCGAGTTCTTGACGTTGACTCCATAGCTCAGCCATTTTAGCAAAGACTTCCCTATCATAAGTCATACCAGGATAGTTCAAATCCTGGATAGCCATGAGATTCCACATGGCATGAGCAAGGTGTGAGTTGCCAGTGTCATAAGCATAGAAATCTGCTTCCGGGTCGCCCATCTTCCACTTGATAAACTCAACCATGTGCCGCATCGCAGCGTCGATGTATTCGTACCACGGCTTACCGCCCTTCCTCCAATTGTCACGCGCATACTTAATCGCGCCCATTTCCTTGACTCGTGAGAACGCTTCAATTGCAGTGGGGAATTGAAGCAAGAAACTAAGCATTGGTTTGCCAGTGTTTAACCGTTCAGCTTTCTCCGAACTCATCGTCTTCCTCTTCCTCTTCTTCGATGTTGTAGAAATCGCCACCATACTCCTCGACGATCTCGTCAAGATCATCGGGGATTTCCTCTTCGTACAGAGTGACGAGAGTTTCAGCGAGAACCACTGCTTCCAGCGACCCTGTGCTGCGACAAATCTCAATCCGATACATATCAATCCTCCAGGCTGATGTACCGCCCTTTAGCGATATATCGTTTGGTATCAGGCGGAACATCCTTTGCTGTGAAGCTAAGGTTCCCGATGTAGAGTTGACCACCAGTATTGTTGCCAACTGGGAACCTGTCAGGGATGTTCTGTCGTACTTTCCGTTTTGTCCATGACGCTTGTTCAAAAGCTGACAATGACTCAACGAACCGAGCATAGAAATCCTTGAAAAGAATCTTTTCGCCAGGAACCATGTGGCAGGATTCTGCAAAGAACTCTTCAAGTGGATCACGATTGGATTCGGCTGCTTGTTCCTTTCCAGCAGTGTCAAGAATCGGTAATCGAAGTCGTGTATCGGATGTTGGAAGTGAAAGCCCCATCAAAGTTGCCATGAAATGAGAAGCCTCTTCCTCAAGAGCCCTGATGAGAATTGGTTTTGGTATCTCCTCAATCAGTGGCCCAACATACATGGCTGTAATCCGCGTGTCACCAGGGAAGATAGGGCAGTTGTCGCGGAAGTTTGCTGTTTGAACAAAATGCAAGCAATTCCGTTGCTGGTACACTTGTTGGTATTTCGCGTGAATACTGATGTACTGGCTAGTTGTCCATTCCTTGATCTTGTTGTAGACCGAAGGACCAGCGTGAGCGATGTTGACTTCATCAATCACGCCTAGCACTGCATTGGCAAGCTCACCATTAAAATCGCTGGAGTTAGTGAGGGCACGATCAGCCTTCACTACACCACCAGTAACCAGCAGGCTGATGGCTTCATGGAAAATGGACTTACCAGAGTTCTGTGGTCCATACATAAACAGGTAGGGCAGTGGCTCGAACGGTTCGCGGATGAGGCAAGAAATCCAAGCTGTCAGATAATCCTTACCGCTAAAGATGCCCCAATTACGACACCAGGAGGTTTCACGTACCACACCATCAAGGTCTTCGCCACAGTGGCTCATCACCCTGTCCCAGTGAGGGTGGAATGGTTTTTCGTCTTCTTCAAGATGGGCGGCCTGAGAAACGAGTTGTGGAGCACCTAGATTCCACTGTCGGCCGCCGGGGTGCTCTTCGTGAAAAGGTTTACAGACCATGATCCATTGATTCAAGATTGCGTGTCCCATGATGCCTGTGACTGAGGCATCAGGTGGCGATACTGAACTCAGAACACTCGATACATTTTCGCGTGGGTGTTTAATCCACTCACCATCATTGACGCGGATTCGCCACCCAGCATCAGCGTTTGACGGTGATCTACAGGAACGGACAAGTGTATCGAAACGTGTGTAATCATCTTCTTCATCATGCGAATCAAGACGTATGTTGAAGACTTTGATCCACTTACTCTTCTTTTGATTATTCCAACCATCGAAGCCGGTGTCACTTTCACGACGATCAATTTCTACTACTAACCGACCGTCCTTGTTCTTACGAAGAATGGCTGTACGATCATCATACGTGTTACCTGCGGGTAGTTGAAGCTTGGAGCCAAGAGCCGCAACAGCTTCCTTCGCATTTGCAATAGACTCGAAGTGAAAGCCCTTGTTGTTTTCTAGTTCAGCACCACCCAGAGCAACAGATGATTCGCTAAGTGTCGGTTTCCTGTTGTAATTACACCAAGTCCAACCCTGACGATCCTGATTCCATAAACCATGCTCAATGGTTCCTTGACCGAATCGAAATACGATGAAAGCACCATCCTTCTTTGGTATGCAGAAACAGTTAGGCTTCCCTTGATCTGTACCTGGCGAAACTGTGTCAAAGAATCCACGCATAGCGTGGCCTTGTTCTTTCCACTCACCATAGACTTGCTTCAAAGCGTAAGTGTGTGTCTGCACGAGATTGTGGTCAGGAACCCAAACGCATGTGTAACCCGTCATTTCCAAATCGCTGATGATCTTCTTGTGCGTCTCATCCAATGGAACCTTCGGGTGAGCAGTAGTGAGTTGCGAGAGTGGGTCTTGATCGTCAACTTCCTCACCTGAATCATTGATGCCAACAACACGTACCTTAGTCGCCTTACCGCCGATAACTTCAAGATGGTCACGCCAATTAGGCGGTATGTCGTTATTTGTCAACGGCAATGTTGCCCTTTTAACACACGTGAGTCCTTCCGTCCCGTACATCTTTGTGTGGGCTACCCACATGTTGCCGCCACAAACATCCAAGTGGCTACCAAAGTCGAAGGCGGCATCTGTGCTGAGCTTACCGAGCATTGCACGGCCAATGGCGGCGTGCTCAGTATGATTCTGCGTCTTTGGTCGATCATTTGCTGCGAACCAGATATAAAGGTGTAAGCCCTTACCTCCGGTCGATTTCAGCACCTCAACATATTCAAGTTGACAGGCACGCTCTTTGATTTCTGCAAGTTGATCGTCGCTGACCCCTGTACCTGGTGCATGACTTGTGATTTCATCAAAGTCGAACCCGACGCCAACAGATTCACGATTAGCCCAATCCCACCAGGTTGTGCCGACGCCAAGCCAATGCTTTTCAAGAAGGAACCCAAGCTCACGATCTCGCCAATATGGCTCCGCCATCGCGTTCTTAGGCCATCGAATGTTGTGCCATTCCTCAGAACCATCAGTCCAGACATTGCGTTTTCCTTCAACTGGATAGCCACCTTCAGGACTGACAAGAAGTTGTGTCTCCAAGTGCCGCAAATTGTCTAACCATCGGCAGAAGAACTCAGGATTATTGTGTTTTGGGAGCACTTCGCTACGGAAGTACGTCTCAAAGGCATCCATGATCTTTGCCATACCTAAACCTCTCTTTCCTCGCGTCATTCGTATCTACAGTTTATGGTAGCTCAAATCCGGTGATTAGGTCACGAAAAATCGGCAAAATCCGAAATACCTTAAATTAGTGATGAACACTTAAACACCATTTTGAGTGGACAAGTGGATGAGTGGATAGAGAAAAATGCACCCTAGTGAGATTGAAGAAGAGAAGCAGAGATAGTAGAGGTAGGTGCCATCCACTATCCACTCATCCACTCGTTGTTGTAACTTTTGATCTGTATTGTAGTTACATCAAATCTTCTTACTTTCATGTAAGTGGATGAAGTCATTTTGTCCATTCTTCGGTTTTTTCTGATTTTCCATGACCACTTTGACGATTTTGAGCTACCATATACTGTAGAGGGACGCGGCGATGGACCTGAAGTACATTGAGCCAAACAAGATACGCCAACCAAAGTACCTTTTTCGGCCCGTCCGAAAGCACAGCGTCGAGTATCAAGAGATGCTGGATTCGATCCGTGACCACGGTTTGTGGCAGCCAATTTTGGTGCGACCACTACGAAATGGACAATACGAAGTAGTAGAGGGTAATTGGAGATTCACCTGTTGCAAGCAACTTCGGTTTGAAACGGTTCCATGTGTTATACGGGATTTAACGGATGATGAGGTTTTACTGGCACAGTTGCAGGCTAATGGAATAAGGCCAGAAACAACACCAGTAGAGTTTGCAGATCGTTTGGAACAGATTATGCGTCGTCAACCCGGTATGACGGTGCCTAAACTAGCCCGAATGATCTGTAAGAGCCCTCACTGGCTGAGACGTATCCTTCGACTCACAAACTTGAAATCAACATACAGTCAAATGACTCGAAGGGGAGAAATTCCGCTAGAGTCAGCCATAGCATTAGCACGTTTACCACAAGCATTGCAGGATGCGTTTATACAACAAGCAGCTATCCTGCCTGTTCGAGAGTTTGTCAAACTTGCTAATGCTGAAGTGAAGCGATACCGAGAAGCGTCAAAGAATGGCTACATTGATGGTTTGAGAATCAATCGAGAGCAACCAGTACCTTATCTTCGGAAAGTACCGGAAATTAGGGCAGAGTTTACTAAGCCTGCCGCCGCTGGTCCTGTTCTGTTGAAAATGGATGCTCAGTCACCTTTCGATGGATGGAAGGCTTGTTTGGCATGGATTTTGCACATGGACCCCGAGAGTCTGGAGGAACAAGAACAAATGATCGTAGCCCGCCGCGATCAACAGCAACGTGCTGAAGAGAGGCGGAAGTTAGAACGCCAGAAGCTTAGGGAGCTACGAAAGGCTGCAAGAAACAAACGCAACAAACGCAACATAGCAAAGAATTGACTAGAGCGAGAACCAAGCCCGTTGATTCACTTGCTTAGACGTTCGTTACGTGTAGTGTGGTGAAATGCGCCCCCACGGTAACCGCGCACTGCTAATGGCAAGCGTGAGCTTGCGACGGCAACTTGAGCCGCAAACATCCCCAACGACCGCAAAATGTTTCGTTTGTTGCGTTTGGAATCAAGTGTAACGGGTATGACGGCCTATACCGGTTGTAACGGTCGCTGACCGTGGCGGAAACAAACACCAATTGTAAAGGTACCGATTATGACGATTGAACAGCAACGAACATTTGGGGCGCTTGTCGAAATGGAAAAGGTTGTGCCGACTAAGCGGCATAATGAGGATTGTGTCGAATGTTCCGATGGTAGCATCTGTCTGCATCGTGACGTTTGTTACGATATTAAAGGTGGTGCGCACTCTAACGAAGATGACGCCATGGAAGCGGACGTGACGATTGTAGAGGAAATACTGAATGGGGTGGAGAAGTGGGCTTGTGAGTATGCTACCGAGAATACCGATTACGCCGATGGGTACGCTCATATCGTTGATGAAATGTCGCACGAATGGCGCAAACATGTCGATGAGTGGGTTCGTGCCTATCTTGGCATTGAAGATGATATTGTTAATCAGATTGTTGATTCAGTCTTTGAAGATCTTGATGTTTCTTTCGATGCTGAGCCTGAGTACCATCATAACGAATACGCCGCTTACAGCGGTTCTGGCTGTTGTCTGGCTTCGTTCGAAATTGGTGAGATTGAGGAACAAATCGATATTTTCGCCTTTGACGTTCTAAAGGATTTACACGATGAAGGGCGTCTTGATGATGTTCTCGATCATGTCAATTGTGACCTTTATATCAGTCGTGACCGTCGTAGGGAAAAGAACGAAGATACTGGTTATTACGAACCGGTTGGCCGCGAGTCCTACAATCCCTACAACCATGACCATCCGTGTCTTA